GTGGAATTGCGTCGAAAGGGTCACGGGGACGCTGGTTTCGTTGAAGTCTTCAACGTTCAGGGCGGGGCCGGTAGTGCCGATGAAGCGACCAGGACGGCGAACGTTCAGGGTGTTGCCGATCTTGGCGCCAACCACGGCAAACTGGTCGTCATACTCGCGATTGACTTCGCTGGTGAAGGTCAGTTCGTTTTCCAAGACCATCAACGCTTCGTTGGTGATCTTGCTAATGGTAAGCAAATTGTTGGACATTTTGGGTTCCTTTGAAAAGGGTTAAATTGTCAGCGGATACGCTTGGCAGCGCGGGCGGCTTTCCACTGCTGATACGTGCCATGGAAATTGCCGTCGGCATCCAGGCCCGCGTCAACTGTGTTGACTGCACCACGCAGCGGCGAAATCGGCGCTGGCGCTTTTGACTTTCCAACAACAGGTTTCACTTCCGGGGCGCTTGCTTTTGAATCTCGCTCGAAGCGGGCTTCAATTTTTCCAATCTCGCGGACAGCGGACACTGCTGACATTTCGGCCAGTTTTTTCGCCAACTCGGTGTTTTCAGCCAAGTGGTACAAAATCCTGGGGCCGTGATCCGATTCCATGATTGCATCGCGCACCGGGTCGCTTACGCGCACGTCGCTCGACTGCACCATGTCGTCGAAATCGGGCATTTCAGACTTCACTGCGTTCACACGGTCAGCCCAGGCTTTGAATTTCGCTTCCTGTTCTGCCGCGGCCTTGCGGTTTCGTTCTTCCTGATCCCGTTCTGCCAACTTCTTGTCAGCGGTATATTCGGCCAACGCTTTCGCGTATTCAAACATATCGCTGAATTGTTCCGGCTTCGGTTCCTCGCCCAAATCCTCCGCTTCAGCTTGCGCTGGTTGCGGGTTTGATTTGGCTTCGTAGTCCCTCAGCCTGGCTTCCAGTTCCTCACGCCGCTGACGCTCTAGGCGGGCTTCCTCGCGGGCCGCTTCGCGCTGCTTTGTGATCTCCGAAAACCGCCGTTCCAACTTCGGATTGGGCTTGCGCTCCTTTTGTTCCTCTGTTGCTGTCGCGTCATCCTCTCCATTTTCTTGTCCACTCTGATCGGCAACGGTGTCCGGCTCGGCTTCAGTAGCCGCCACGGGTTCCGCTGGCGCTGGATCAACTAGACCAAGTTTCTGGGCTGTGAATTCCGCTAAATTTTCACTTGTGACCACGTTAGCGGCCACTCGTTCTTGCACTTCCGACATAGGTATCCCTACGAATTAACCCAATGAAAACCCATTGGTAGGTTGTGGGTTGATTGTCAACCCGAATTTATACGTTGTCAATTACTGCGGCATCCCCATCGGTTGACCCATGGGCTGCTGCATCGGCGGGGCCATTTCAGGCGCCATTTGAGGCGCCATCGGCGGTGGCTGCATCAGTTCCTGGCCAGCCTGAAGAAACGGGTTTTGCGTTTGATTGACTTCCATTTCGGCAAATCCGGACGCCTGTTTCTGCTCGGCGTTGCGGCGTTCGATTTCCGCGGCAAGGGCTTCGGGCGACAGGCCAGCCAGCACCAGGCGCGTCATGGCGTCCAGTTCCATCTTGTTCTGGTCGGTCACGGCCTTGATGTTGACCTGGTTCACGCGGGCTTCGTTGATCGTGTCCGTGTTGTAGGCGCGGCTGATAACGTCCATCAGCTTGCGGCGGTTCTGGCCGTCTTCCTTGATCTGCGCCACTTGACCGCGGTTGTTTATTTCCAACTGCATCGCGATGAATTGCTGTTCCATCTTGGCGATCTGGTCTTGCAGTTGCAGGATGGTCATTTGCGCTTGCGGCGGCACTTCGGACTGCGGGTCGATCTTGGCCAGCGGATTCATCGCGGCCAGGCGGTCGGCAATCACGTCGGCGCCGGGGAAATCCATGTTCCTGAACAACAGGTCGCCCGCGGCTTGGAACACAGCGGGTTCGGTCATCAGGGGCATCATGGATTCGACGGCTTGCTGGCGCTTGCTGTTGTAGCCTGGGCCGGTGTCCATCACCACGTCGTACAGACCGACGGTCACGTCGTTCATCACTTCGCCGGTGGCCTGGATTTCGTTGATCGTCACCAGGTCGGGCTTACCGTCCACACCGATGATCCGCAACACGCGTTGGGTGTCGTAGATTTTCGGGATCAAGTCCAGGATGATTTTGCCCGTGTGCTTGATGCTCCGGGTCATGTTGTCGTAGAAGTGGAAGTTCGACAGGTCAACCTGCTGTTGCTGGCCCATCAGGGCTTTGCCCGAAATGTTGCCTGGTAGTTCCTGGGCCGGGTCAAAGATGCCCAAAACGGTCTTCAGGTCATCCGCGATGGCGTTGGCTGCAACCATGATGCCGTCTGGCGGCGGCTCGGGCTGGATGCGCTGCGGCACGGGGGCAGGAACGCCCTCGATATCCTTTTGCTTGTAGCGCAGCACAGGCGTGGACTTGATGTTCGCCAGTGCCCATTCGCTTTCATGGCCTTCGTCTTGACCTTCGGCCAGCAACCACTTGGGCTTGGGCGCCAGCGCGATGCTCTCGGTCATGCTGGTGCGCCAGAAGTTGTACATCCGCTGCGGGTCTTTGGCGAACCGCACCAGGCCATACTTTTTGCGCTTGCCTTCAACGATCAGTTGGGCACCGTAGCACGGCACGATGGGGATGTACTTGCCTGGCCATTCCTTTTCTTCCAGGATTTCCATGGCCGTCAGCTTGCACCATTTGACCTTTTTGCGGTACGACGGGCGCTTGTCCATGATCGTGATTTTGCTGGCGTCCAGCAACTCAGGGGACGGCAGTTCGTCTTCGTAGACCTTCGTGCCATCGGACAGCAACACCAGCGTGGCGCGTTCGCGCTCGACATACCAATATTCGGCCAGGCGAATGTCCTCACGCGTGACCCATTCCGCGGTGTCATCACCAGTGGCTCGGGGCAGGAAACCAGACCCATCGTCGGCGCCTGGGTACTGCTCACGGAATGCCCGCTTCGACATAACCGTAGTCACCAGGCATTTTTCGGCGTCTGAACCGTCGGGTGACACGCTGTTGGGATCGAAATACACGCTGAACGGATCATCAATCGGTTCGATGTAGATTTCCTGGTCGAAACTGTCTTCCGACACGTAGTTGGTATTCACGCGCCAGTAGCCCCAACCCATGCGGACGGCGTATTCAAACGCGGTGTCGTATGCGGTGTCGGCGTTGGAATTGACTTCGATGTGGCGGGTGATGCCCTCGACCACCTGGGCGATTTTCAGGTCGCCTTCGTTGTTGACCGGGTGGACTTTGATGCGGGGGCGCTGCTGGCGCTGCTGGTTGGTGACCTGGCGGATGTAGGCGTCGATCTTGTTGATGGTCAGACACGGGCGCGATTCCAGATTGCGGCTGTTCTGAATCTCGACGGGCCACTGGTCGCCACCGGCAAACTTCAGGTCGCCCAGGGCTTCAGCGCGGTTTTGGCTGTCGGCCTCTCCGACCAGGCGCAAAAACTTAATCGCATCGCCGATGCGGCCATCCATGTCTGTGTCTTGCCATGCCATAAAAATCCCCTTTTGTCAGGATTATCCCATCCACCCGCCGCCCATTACAACAGCTTTCGGCTTGCGGACTTTGGCGGGTTCTTTAATCATCAGGCCAATATATCGGAACGCATCAGCGCCGTGTGAATACTGGTCGTGTAGCGGTGTCCGACTGAATTGGCCCGTTTCGGGGTCAACTTCGTAGCGGTAATGGCGCAGACAGTTCAAGCCATCCGCGCAGTTCTCGCGGTCGAAATAACAGTTGGGGAATACCGTGCGGGCCGCGTTGATCGAATCGACCACGGGCACACGCTCAAGAATGCGCGTCTTGTAGCCAGCCCCGCGCACAATGTCTTCGATGCTGCGACCAGCCGCGGCCAGGGTCTTGTTCTGCGCGTCGTGCGGTAGCCAGATTGTGTCGTACACATACCCGAACGTCTGCAACTGCGCCAGGTAGCTGGTCATCGTGCGCTGCGTGTCTTCAAAGTAGCGGATCAGGCGGGTTTCCATGCCCACAAACTGCACAAACCACCAGGCGGTGGCGTCGGCCCATCCCAAGTCACAAACAGCGTGAACCGGCTTGCTTGGGTCGTATGGCACTTTGGTCAGGCGCCCATCCATTTCGGCCTGTTGCAGTTCTTTGGCAAAGATGGCGCCGTCAACGGTCTGGCGGCACAGCCCTTCCCACACCTGGTTGTAGGCTTCGGGATCGCGGGCTTTCAGCGCGTCCTTTTCCTGCGCCAGCGTTTCAGGGAACCAGGGATTGTCCGACCAGTTGATCTTGATGCTTATGCAATCTCGCGGGGGTTTGACCACGAACCGCTGATACGTTTCGTCGGTTTCCAGTTCGGGGTTGAATGACACCCAGATTTCGCTGCCCTGCTTGCGGATGGTCGGGATCAGGATGTTCCACGACAGGCGGCTGACCGACTGCGCTTCCTCGACCCAACAGATATCCACACCTTCAAACGACTTGATGTTCGTCGGGTTGTTCTTCAGGCCGATGAACGCGAATTCCGTGCCGTTGGCGCCGCGGATGCTGGTCTGCGTGATTTCGTAGAACCCCATCAGGCCCAGGGCTTCGATCTGATCGCACAGCAACTTGTGGACAGAATCCTTGATGCTGGTCTGGTATTCACGGGCGCACAGCACCCTGATCTGCTTTTTGGCGCCCTTAATCAGTAGCGCCCTGGCGATCCCCCAGGACTTTGCACCGCCTCGCCCGCCGTACAGCACCTTGTAGCGGCTGGCCTTGAACAGCCCCTGAAGTTTGACCGGAAACTGCGCCTTGGCAATCGCCTGGTCAACCTGGTCAGCCGGGTAGGTCTGCAACTGTTCCATCGGAATTCAAAAATTGCACCTGGATGCCCATCGGGCCAAGCGGGGCGCCGTCCTTGCCGGTGATTTCCTGCTCTACCTTGTCGCGCCAGCCCAACACGTTTTTGGCTGTAAAGATGGCGAACGTGCTGTTGTACGCGCCCGTGATCGTGCCTTCGACCAGGTTGGCTTCCTGCAAATCCTTGGCTTTTTTATAGGCGTACGAAAATTTCGGGTGTTTCAGTTCACCGTCGGCGGTTTTACTGGTTGCCCAATCGTGCAACGTTTCGCGGGTTACCCCTATGTTGGTCGCAAACCTGGCCAACGTTGGGAACGTGCCAGGCAATATTTGGGTCGTTTCATTGCCTGACTTATCCCTTACGGTCACTTCCCGTGTAGGCGCCTGGCTAAAAAACTCAATCAGTTGATCGGCAAATTCATCCCGATACTTGGGTGGTCTGCCCGCCCCACTCATTTTTTGCCCTTCGGTGCTTTCTTGGCGGCTTCCCGCTTCACAGAATAGGCAATGGCCACCGCTTGCTTGGGTGGCTTACCGGCTTTCACTTCGGCCTTGACGTTCTTTTCAAACGCTTGCTTGCTGGTCGATTTGGTCAGGGGCATGGTCTTT